ATTGCAAATACACGATTACGAACTTCTGTCTCAGACATTTCAAGACTTATAATCATTGGGCTACGACCCTGTTTCCAGGCCTGTACGGCGAAATAGAGAGACAACCATGACTTTCCTATGCCTGGATATGCAAGGAAGACTCCTAACTGCCCTGGCATGATTCCAGAGGGTAAATAATTGTCAAACCCTGGAAGACCAGTTTTAATTCCTAATGCGCCAGCCTCTTGTTGCTTTTTTAGATTTTCAAAATATGCAACAGCAGAATCTAAATCAGTAACATCAATATCTCTAATGGCTGCTGTATTTTTTCTAAGTTCTGCAGTCTTTGTGATGAGAGACTCTAAAGCATCTAAGCCTTGTCCACCTTGAACATCTGTAGCAGCAGATCTGATAATATCTTTAAGGCTATTTGTTAAATATTCAGCCTGTAATTCTTCAAGATGATGCTTTGTAGAACCTACGCCAGTAACAGGCTCAAAGTCTCTAAACTTTTCTACAACCAATTCTGTTGGTGGAACAGTAGAGTTATGCTCATAGTATTTTCTAATAAATTGCCATACGTCTACGTGTGTAGTTAATATACTTTCTACATTAGCCTGAAGCAGTACATGAGCCTGCTTATCGTTGAGAACTGCGGAGATTAATTTAGACTCTGTGTTATTCATCTAACCAATCCTTAGCCTTTCTACGACGCTCTTTTCGTTCTTCTATATCTTTTGCATATTGTTGCTTTGCTTCTAGTATATCATGCGCTATGTATGCAAAATGATTCCATGTTGGATTTTCTGTTACATCAAAATAATACTCTAGTAGTTCGTAGCAAAGATCAAGTCCGTAGGACTCGATAAGTGCATCAGCAGACCACTGCTCAATCCACTTATTGTATTGTGGCTTCTGTCCTAGTTTAAACTTATAGTGTTTATCAAACCTACTCAACAGAGCCAATCGCTTCTGATTGTCTGTCACACTAATTGCTTTCTTCTAGTTCAACCTTTGCTTCTGAGATTTTTTCTGTTAATTTGTCTTCAACAAATTTGTATACACGTTCAAAAGCCTGATCTGTATTTTCTCCATCACGCTTTGAATCTACAACGCCTAAATCTAATCTTAATGATTGAAAGTTTCCAAGATTGATTGTATAGCCCAGCGTTACTGATACTTTAGTATCGTCCATTTCATACCCTTCTGTTATATTGATTCTGACCAAATTGGTATAAACCTACCATCTTCGGTCTTCGTATATGTAAGTATACCATCTCCCATTCGTCTGGTCAACTCAGCCTTTGTTGGAGTGATATCATTTGTTATTAAATTATCTTTTCTTGGTCTACCAATATGGTATGTAGCAAGTATATCACGAATCTCCCTTACTTGCGACTCAGAGTAGTATGATCTTACTTGAAAACCTCTAGCCCCACCTTTTTGCGATCCTGTGGGAAATGGAATGACTCCTCGTTTCATTAATGATGGCATATACTTTTTATGTCTATTCACTAATTCCGCAGTTTCTCCAACAGTGTATGCACGTTCTCTTTTATTTTTAAAATCACTAATTAAACAACTTTCAATTCTGTCTTTATTAATATTATAAACAGACATAATTCCATTAGATTTATTTAAATGATGAACCCTAACAAGATCACCATTTAGAAACCAAACTTTTTTATTCCCTGGTATTACAGGGAGGACATTGTAGCCTTCGCTCTCAATTGTTCCCTTTTTAATAGCCATATGCCCTCCTGTGAATTGCTAGGTGGATGAAAAAATGTTCTTGATCCACAAGACATGCAATACATCTCAAGATTATTAATTTGTGAGTATTGTCTGTCGACAAACATTCTTCCTTTGCATCTTTTACAAAAAATCATTAATTAGGAATTCCAACTACTATTAGGTTAATTCCAACCGATGTATCTCCACCAACATTAAATTTTACAGTTCCTTCAATTTTAGAAGTAGAGATACTTAGTATTGTTACTGTAACATCTTTTCCAGCGTCTGTATTACCTACGTTTACTGGGGTTGCGGTAACTATTGGTGGAAACTTAAATTCACTTGGCAGGCTGTAAGAAAAGGATTGTGTTGATCCTGCTGTTTGGGTAGAACCAGATGTGACCTGAACATAGCCACCAATAATTCTTGCCTCAGACGTTTTTACACTTTGTTTTCCTGAGTTTGGTGTGTCTACTGTAACATATTTATATATAGATGTAGAAGCCTGAGCAGATAGGTCGTTAACAGCCTTAACTATCTGATAAAGATATGTTACGTCTAAAGGCTGCCCTCTTTCGGGTAAAGGTAAAATTGCCATAATATAATTATACCAGACTGACTATCCCAGAATCATATATCTTTAAGTCCTCATTTATTACTGGATTAATAGATGATGCTTGAACTACAACACGAACAGATGAAGTTCCAGTCTTTATAAATGAATAGTTTGATGATCCAGTTGAAGCCACAAATTTCGGTGAAGAGGAGTCAAATCCCACAAAAACATCGTAGAGTGTTTGTGCAGAAATTTCTCCAGCAGACCAATTTACCATAATCGTATTGCCGATAACATTTATATCTCCTATGCCTACCAAAACATCTCCAGATTGAGCAACGAACAACTGAGAATATGCGGACTTTCTATTTTTGTCATCTGAAATTATTCTAAATCGTAAAACCACAGAATTGTCGCCTGTTACTTTTCCTAAAGAATCCTTTTTAATTATAACATTCTTTATTCCCTTATCTGGAGTATTTGCCATAGTTAAACATCCAGAACAAATCTAAACTCTATATAGTTTGTGGTATTTGCCGATTTTATGATAGGCCTTGACTGTACATTTTTTATTACAGAGTATCCAGTTAAACCATACAAGGAGTTTGTAGAAGTAGTATTTTCAACTCTTAAAGCATCTAAGCATACATAGAAAGAATCTGACGGCAAGTTGTTTTTAGTAATAGAAACATAAATCTTTGCCACAGAAACATCGGACCAATTGAATCTTAAAGTTTTATCAATTTGCTGAAAAGTTTTACTAGCCACAAGGTATCGGTTATTTGCAAAATCATGTTTGTGTTCTGATGTTCCTGAAGTATAGCCAACATGATCTACATCAACCATAAACTTTGCGTACTGGGTAGTTGAGTTTGGCCCAGTATGAGAGAACTCCAACAAAATTTTAACATTGTCTGGAATGCTTTCTGCAGAGTTTGCCATTTTATTAACAACAGAAAATGCAAGCCTTAATTCATCTAGTGGGCTATTTTTTGTAAAATCTACAGAGGTTTGATCGAATATAATATAATCTGATCCAGTTAAAGGAACCATACTTCCTTGTGGGTTGTATGATAGAGAAGATGTATCTCCTCTCATTGCTATAATATTATTTAAGAACCTACATCTTTCATTTCTGGCGACTCTATCAGACTGAGTAAAAATTGTATTGTCGGCATTTGTAGAAAAAACCTTTGGTGTTTGATTTATAGATCCATTATTCTCGATACCGTCTAGAGGCCTATACTCTGAAAAAATTGCAGTTGGAGACTCTCCGTCTATACTATATAGCCAACTATCCGTGTCTGTAAAAGAATAAACAACTCTGCTATCAAAAGATCCAGCAACTGGATTTGATCCTGCAGAAAATATCCCAACTTCGGTGATCTCATATCTTTCTTCTGTTGGCAGTTCTGCTGTCAATACTACTTTTGACAAACCGTTTTCGTTTACGAACCCCCTGGAAATAATCGGGACACGAAACATTTCAAAATCCAAAGACTCCTTGTTTTTTAATATTGCCAACTGCTCTGTATTAAATATATGATCAGAAGCAACTGGCTTTGCTCCACATCCTACAGCAATATGGGACGCATATGATGGCGTCTGCCCCACAAGGTACTTTGCTAAAAGATTCTTTCCTATATTAGTTATCATTGGCTACTCCCATAGTATATTGTATCATCAAAAATATTTCCAGCGGTAAGTATTTCAACCTCGACCTGCTCGTTTTCTTTCATGTTAATAAGATTTATGACAAGGTCTCCAGTTATTGGGTCTATGTAAATTGACTTGCAGTTTGGGGTTGTTATCCACTTGGTTTTATCCTGCTCATTTGGATTGGTTGGTGGTGGAGAAATATCATATCCAGTACCGCATATAGGAAGTCTGTCAAGTATAGACAAGGATAGTGACTTAAAGTAAGAGTCAGACGATTGAAGTCTTAATACATTGTTTGGATTATATTGCAAATACAGATCTGTTAAATTTTTAATTGGGGCATATATAACCTTTTGACCATTTATCAAATCGTGCCTAGAAATTGTTGCAAGTTCATAACCACCAATATCTTCGAATATTAAGTCTGTCATTATTTCTATTGACATTGTTTCGTCGTTTGACAATATGAGATCTGGCGTTGCAATCTTTACAGAATCATCATCTTTTTTCTGAGATGGCTCTGGAATTGCTGCAACAGCAGAAAGATAAACAGGGTTTACTGATTTGATTGGACTTGACATTATACAACCTCACTTAAAAACAAAGTCATGGACGGACCATCAGAACTTCTAGAAAATTCAATATTATAAACAACAAATCTATTATTTGGATTGGATGCCATGCTTATATCATTTTCTTTATAATCTACACTAACAATATCGCCAAGTTGGATTGTTGGTATTGAAAATATTTGAACACCCAAAGACCTTCTTGGCTTTGTAATTTTTTCAACTAGCCATTTCATTAAGTTGAATGCCTCATCCTGTGATTGAACATATGTTGTGTCTATTGCAAAATCTTTTTTGCCATAAGTCATTCTGCTAAGTTTAATATCTTGATAGTCTTGCTTAAATTTATAAGGATTTGATATTAATTGATCAGCAACAAACTGAGGGTTTGAAACAAGACTGTTTTTGTTAAAATATTCATCGACCGTCAAGTTATTGTCTGACTGCTGTGTAAATGTAATTCCTTGCATTCTTAAATAATTTCCGCTTGTTTCATCTAAAGAAAGTGGTGCATCGGTTGTATTAAAAACCAAAAACTCTGCTCCATACGATCCTGCTCTAAAACCAGAAATAGCGTACCCTTTCATTTTATTAAATGTAGGAGATATCTTTGCACTTAATGCTGGATAGGCTTTGTCATATTTAAAATTAAATGCTGCAAGTTCTCTCATTATGCTTCCAAACTCTTCAAAATAAATATCATACTTAGGTGGCTCAGAAGACCCAACTCCAGTTAAATATGTACTTTGTATCAGTCCACTTATGGAATATTTTCTAAATGATTCATTGACATCTAACTCTGAGTCTCCAAAAACAGAATTGACTGGCGCACCCAAACGGAAGGATGTGTTTTGAGAATAATTGTTGCACAGAGCATACACATTTTCAAACATCGCCCTTGAAGATCCTCTTGTAAATAGTGCAATGTTTGAGTATACTGGAAGCGGATCTGTATCGTCTACAGTCTTTATCATAACCCCATTTAAATATAAATAGAACCTTCTTGTTGTTCCTATGTCTTCGTATTCTACGGCCAAATCGTATACCGTTGGATTTTCTTCAGCAAAACTTCTTGATTGTCCAGTAAATTTACCGTCGTCAACTGTAATCTCACCAAGACCGTCCCAAAGTTTTATTGGTACGGCTGCTCCATTATTAGACTTTATCTTATAAAAGAATACATTGCTAACTCCCTGCTTTTCTTTTTTAGACAAATTTCCCAATCCTAATGCTGCTATTTCAAAGTAATAGCCAACATTTGTTGATGGATTTAGCATTACCGCTATTCCAGCAGATCCTCCGTAAACATTTATATTTTTGTCTGGCGTTGATCCGTTAACAACAAAATATTTTGACGAGCCATTAGATGTCTGACCTCTATCCTGATTATTTTCTATCTTGCCAACAATTCTCATTCTTGTTCCAAAATGTTTATACTTTTTGTTTTCTAGCGATTTATGAACATATGATATAAAATCTCTAGGCTTTTCTTTTGTAGTAAAATTTGGACCAGTTAGAGATAGCGCAGAAGACTGTATCGACCCAGGCTGTTGTTGAGTTTGTGTAGTTATTTCTCCAGTTAAGGTTGTAGAAAGAAAGTTCTTTATAAGGCCAGTTCTTGATGCTGTTCTTCCTATAGCATCGGAAGATGTGCCTACATCTGTTGTCTTTCCTGCAACCCCTACTGTAGTTGTAGGAATTGGAGTTTTGCCATCGAACAAATACTCAGACTCCATATAGCAGCCTTTTATATTTTCATCAGACTTCCAGTATTCAGAAATTCCAGCAGAGTGTGCAACAATAGTGGTGCCAAATTGTCCACGACCATGCTTGACAACAGGACCATTTTGAAGTTTTACAATTCCATTCTGCTCAAAGTATTTAGGCTCAGAATAAATTCTAACTAATCCTGTTGGGTATATTTTTCCATTAAATGGAAGTTTTGAAAAATAATTTTGATAGTCTTCGATAGATGTAATCCATACATTTCCAAAACCAGTAACATTGTGTTGGACTGCATCATATTTTATAATCTCGCCCTGTGAATAGAAATAACCGTTATACCTAGCAATCCAAAACACTGCTTCACCTAAATTAAAGGTATTATTTATTACAACATTATTCTTTACTACTGGAACTTCCGCCGACAGATCTGAGTTTAGGGGGATTGCAGTAAGCAAATAAGAAGACTGAGTTCCTATTTCATTATTTAGAGACTTAGTATTTTCTGTCCCAGAGACTTCCCAAAGAAGTGCTGGCTTGTAAACATAGTACCTTTCTTCATCCAATAGGCTTGCCTGCCTGATAGACCCCACAGATCTCTGGATATGTCTTGGCGTATAGTTTATAACTCCGTCATTGTATACAGCATTTGATTGTGCTGAAACTGAAATAATGTTAGCAATTTTTGCATTTGACAATGTTTTATTATTTATTGCTTCTTGCTGAAACAAGTCGTTAGTTCCTTTAAGTTCAAAAACTGTTGGTCTTTGTTCTACCGTTGGCATTATATAATTTTTACTCATCATAACAAAATTATTATA